GACCCAGTGGATCCTTGAGATCCTGTACTACCTGTAGTACCCTGAGATCCTGTATTTCCAATTATTCCTTGTATGCCTTGAATTCCTTGTGTACCTTGACTACCTGTAGCACCAGTATTACCAGTAGTTCCCTGTGTACCCTGAACTCCCTGAACTCCTTGAGAACCAGTAGTTCCTGTAGCACCTTGACTTCCTGTAGCTCCTGTAGAACCTTGGCTACCTGTTAATCCTGTACTTCCTTGTGCACCTGTAGTTCCTTGTGATCCAGTTGTTCCTATTGCACCTTGTGAACCTACACTACCCTGAGATCCAGTATTACCTTGTATTCCTGTTGATCCAGTAGTTCCCTGTAATCCTTGCACACCTTGTATGCCTTGTACACCTTGAGAACCTGTAGATCCAGTTGCCCCTTGACTTCCTGTAATACCTTGACTACCAGTAGAACCTGTACTACCTTGGCTGCCTGTATTACCTACTGTACCTTGAATACCTGTTGTTCCTTGTACACCCTGAATACCTAATAAACCTTGTATACCTTGAATTCCCTGCAGACCAGTTAATCCTTGTATACCCTGAGTTCCTTGAACACCTTGAACACCAATTAATCCTTGAATACCTTGTAATCCTGTTATTCCTTGAATTCCTTGCAAACCAATTAAACCCTGAGAACCTGTAGTACCTTGTGAGCCAGTAATACCTTGTAAACCAAGAATACCTTGAGTTCCCTGTACACCTTGAATACCCTGACTACCTGTTTGACCTTGAGATCCAGTAGTACCTTGTGTTCCATTAATACCTGCTGTACCTTGTGTACCTATTGCACCCTGTGCTCCAGTAGTTCCTGTGGTTCCTTGTGATCCAGTGCTACCTGTTATACCTTGAACTCCTTGAATTCCTTGACTACCAGTAGAACCCGTAGATCCAGTTATACCCTGATTTCCAGTTTCACCTTGAATGCCTAAAATACCTTGTATTCCCTGGCTACCAGTTTGACCTTGAGTTCCTGTGGTACCCTGGGATCCAGTTATACCTTGAACACCTTGTATTCCCTGGGATCCTGTACTACCAGTTGTACCTGTTTCACCTTGTATACCAGTAGATCCCTGACTTCCAGTATTTCCTGTTGTGCCTTGTAATCCAATAGTTCCTTGTATGCCCTGAGATCCTGTATTCCCTAATATTCCTTGAATACCCTGTATTCCTTGGCTACCAGTTGAACCAGTAATTCCCTGAATTCCTTGAGAACCAGTTAAGCCTTGTGTACCTATTATTCCTTGTGGTCCTTGTATTCCTTGAATTCCTAATAAACCTTGTGTACCTTGAGAGCCAATTTGTCCTTGACTACCAATTGTACCTTGTGTTCCTATTTCACCCTGTATTCCTTGAACTCCCTGTGATCCAGTATTTCCTGTGTTTCCAGTTGCACCCTGTGAACCAGTACTACCTAATATTCCCTGAGTACCTTGAGTACCTTGACTTCCTGTATTACCAATTATTCCTTGTAGACCTTGAATACCTTGTATGCCATCATTACCTTGTATGCCTGTTGTACCCTGTGAACCAGTAGTTCCCTGAGAACCAGTTTCTCCTTGAATACCTGTTAATCCCTGAATACCTTGACTTCCTGTAAAACCTTGTGATCCTGTATTTCCAGTAGTACCCTGACTACCTACAGCTCCTTGTGAACCTGTACTACCAGTAGATCCTTGTGAACCTGTGTTACCTATAGTTCCTTGGACACCTTGTAGACCAGTTGCACCTTGTACACCTTGTAAACCATCAATTCCTTGTATTCCTTGACTTCCTGTTGTCCCTTGTGAACCTACAATTCCTTGTACTCCTTGACTACCCTGTGCTCCAGTGATACCTGTACTGCCTTGTATACCTACAGCACCTTGGCTTCCAGTTGAACCAGTTGATCCCTGACTTCCTGTATTACCTGTTGCTCCCTGAACTCCAGTTGCACCTATAATCCCTTGTATACCTTGCAGTCCTATTAATCCTTGAATACCAGTTTGTCCTTGTGATCCAGTCAAACCCTGTGTACCTTGAGCACCTATAGAACCAGTAGTACCTTGAACACCTTGAAGTCCTTGAATACCTTGAATTCCAGTAATTCCTTGAATACCTTGAGTACCAGTAGTTCCTTGAGTACCTTGGATACCTTGAGTACCCTGTATACCTTGAGTTCCTTGAATACCTTGAGGTCCCTGAATTCCCTGAATACCATTAGATCCTTGAGCACCTGTGGCACCTTGTGTTCCACTAGTAATTGCCACCCACTGAGTGCCATCCCAAAAGAATTGTGTATTAAGATCAGTATCCCATACAACAAAGCCTTCATCAGCTGGCCCAAGAGTCAGTCCAATGGTAATACGTTCAATTGTTGTAACAGGATTAAGAATAAAGTTGGTAATAGCATTACCATCTATATTCATGTCGTGGTAGTATGTTTTACAGTTTGGCATTATGATAAATGAGCTGTACCTCCTACAGGGCTTGTGAATGTAATTGTAATAGTGGTTGAATTAACAACAGCAATAACGCCATCAGCATTACAACCATCACAATCTTCCACCCATACATTAGGTGTATATCCTAAATTATGATTGATATACCATACAAGTTGTGGATCTGCACAATTTTGAACATATGTAAATCCTGTACCTGTAGTATTGCAAATAGTAATTGAAGGGTTTACATTTATACGTGTAATACAACCACCTGTATTAACTTCAATTATATTAGCTGAACTATCCTGTCCTACATAAGACATACCTATTGATCTAGGCCCAGCATGACATGTTTGAATTTGATATTTACTTACGTCACACCAAGGTGGTCTATATTCACAAGATGTATCATGAGTGGGATAATAAACAGGTAACCATCCCATATGCTGTATAGAAACAGCACAAAGAGCTTCTCCATCATCATTAGCTTGATAATTAGCAATGTCTCTACGTAAATCATCTAACCAAAGTTTACCACTTCTTCTACAAGACTGTATACCATATTTAGATCTAAGATATTCATCATAGATTGAATTTGCAAAATTCATTAAATACTTATCCCTTTGTGATAATAGATTTCTCATTTATAATTATTTAAGGCTTTTTTTGTACAGCAATCTTTCTTTCATAAGCTACTAAACAAGTTGAACATACTTGTCTTCCGTCTGATGCTACACGTTTTTGGCATCCACAAGAAATAACTGTATTACAATTTTGACAGTTCATATTATTTGGTTTTTTGGTTTATTAATTATATTAACAATAACTTCCGAATTTTTGTAATCTTGATTGTGCATACATGAATAAATCCATTCCTTGTTGTAAATCATCACACTGTTCTACTTTTGCTTTAGCTGCATCTATATAAGATTTAATAAGTCTTAATTCATTTAGAGCATCTTTTACATCAGGCTCAGGTTCACAAGCAGCTAATTCTAATTTGCAAAGTTCGTTATAATATTTATTTAAAGTTTGACAAACTCTAAGATAATGATATTCTACAAAAACTTTATCATTTGGACTTACAGAATATCTAAGTGTGTATATACCATCAGGAAGTCTTTCACTTGTTGTTCCACAACCAGATGTCTGTAGTCCAAGTGTACAACCATTTAAAATAAGATTAAATCCTTGTAAAACATCTATTACAACAGGTTCATTAAAACCTGGAGAAGTAATTTCCAATTTAGGACAAGTGATAGGTACATGTTCATCATAGATGCTAGTATCTAATACACGAAAGACACTACAATTATTAGTGTCTGGAACTTCTAAACTTAATTGGTGTCTGTAAGCCATTATAGTAAACTTTATAAAGTTATGGGGAAAAATTTCTTTGTACTCTTCAATATTAATATACAATTTTTTGAGCAGTTTTCAAAATAAAAAAAAGGGAGAGACATGTAGTCCACTCCCTTTTAGTTTTAATAGGATTTTATTAATATTGTTCAAATGTACCACCTGCAGCATTTGTAGGAATTGTACCACCAGCAGCTGTAACAGAACTAACAACGTAATTAGTTAAAGATGATGTTGAAGTACCAGTTGGAACATGGAATACTAACAAATATTGATCATTATCAAACATACCACTTGGATTGTTAAATCTAGGAACACTATGTAAAATCATTACTTGATCATACAAAGAAGTTCTTGAAACATTAGCCAATCCAGGATTTTGTTCAATTTCTCTCATCCTTAAGCTTTCTACACGAGAACTATCAGGGTAAGCTAATTGTAAATAACGATCAGAAAGAATTATGTCACGTAATACTGTTTCACCAATTCCTGAAGCTTGAATAGGAGATTGAATTATTGTATTATCATTTGCAGTTGTGTTAGCTCCAGTGTTGCTATTAGAAGTAGTAAAACAATTTACAGCACAAGGATCACCAGACTCATCAGTTAATGATGTGTAGATTAACAATGGCTCCAAATCATAGTAATCAGTAGGAGTGAAAGTACAGATACCAAATTTAGTTTCAATATAAGCAGCACTTAATTCAATGTGAGCATCTACAGTGAAGCTAGCAGCATCTGCAGCACCAGAGTAAAGAGCAGCACCATTAGAACCAGCAGCAAGAATAGTAGCATTAGTTGCAATACCTGCAGAAACTACAGCAGATCCACCAACACCAGTTTGAGTACCAGTACCTGGAATAACTGTAGCAGCACCTAATTGAGGAGTGTCAACAGCACCAGAATAAAGATCATTATAGAATTTAACACTTACAGTGGCACTAATTGTAGGAGCTGTTTGTTGAGTTGGGTAAGTGACTGTAATAGAAGTACCAGTAGTAAATGCAGTAATAAAAGCATTAGCTGGGATACCTGTACCAACAACTTTTTGACCAAGTGCAACACCATTTGCAGTTGTAAATGCAGCAGATCCTAAAACAACAACTGAAGTAGTAGCTGCAGTTACAGTTGAAGTGGCAGCTTGAGTTGTTGACAATTGATATACTCTAGCCTGAACCATTGTATTAAAAATAAGGCTCAAATTAATTTGATCAGCCCAGTTTAACAATGTTGGAACTGGATCTTTTTGCAATGTAGGATCTACAGTGCTGCAACATCCTGTATAAGAATCTAATGTTCTATACATATTATGATCCAAGAAACGTAAAGCTGGAGAACCTTTAACATCAACACGTAATCTGTAAGTACTATCACAAGCTAATCCACAAGTTACAGGAACCTGAACAACCGTTTGACGAGCTTGTTTAGCTGTAACTTTAATTACACGTGAAACATACTTAGGGTTAATCATTTTAGTCTTAACAGACTCTTTGTAACCACCAAGAGCAGGACTAATTTTATCACTAGTAAAGTAAGAACCTTGAGCAATGATAAAAGGTTTAGCACTAGCTGCTTGAACAGCAACACCATCTGGAGAGAAGAAACCTACTTGACCGGCAGTCAAAGAGTTTGTAGATCCAGAAGATAAAGTAGGAACTGAAATACCAAAAGCAATAGAAGCAGTTGTAGCAATTGTAGCAGTTACAGAACTAGACAAAGTAACCAATGTAGCAGTAACAGCAGTAACTATTGTACCTGCAGGAATACTTGTACCAGTTACAGACATACCAACTGAAACACCAGTAGTAGCAGCAAATTGTAATACATTTGGAGCATTGTAAGAAGCACTTGGTGTAGTAACCAATGGAGTTGTTGGAACACCAATAGTAATTGCTGTTACACCAGATACTAGTGCAGCAGTAATTGGAAGTGATAATGTAATTTCATTAGTTCCAGGTATTGCTGCAACAACTGTTGTACCAGCTTGAATACCAGCACCAGAAACAGACTGACCAGCTAATACACCAGTATCACTAGTTAATGTTATTACTGTACCAATTGTGGTACCTAAAGTGGCTGTTGCAAGTGTAGTACTTGCTGTTGTTGAAGGAAGAAAGCTCTTCCTAAAGGCATGAGGGAAATACATAGTTTTTAAAATTTAAGGGGTTTATAAATAAATAAGTTTTTATTGTGTTTATAATATAATATACGAAATTATTTCAAAAATAACAATTTATATTTTACACCATTGATTGTACTCTTAGCATTATCAAGCAAATTTACAATCTCACTGTGTGGGATTATTGACTGCAAAGCAGTTATTTTATCTTTCATTTTACAAAGAAAGTCTAAAGCATCTTCTACAGAATTAAGTTCAGCTGGAGCTGTATTAGGAAGTTCTAATATCTTTTCTTCAGCTCCTTGGTATTCTTCTACAAGATCATCAGCATGATTTCCAAAAGCATCATATCCTTTATTAAGAGCTTTGTGAGCTGCATAAGATCCAAGTCCTGTCACTTTTAAATGTAGTCTATGTAAACTTGTTACAGCATTCAACATGTCTTGAGCTAAAGCTGCTGTTTGCATACATAATCCACATGTTTCTTGCCCTCCCATAGCAGGTGACATTGGTGTAGGTCCACTGATTGAAAATATACCAGGTCTTTGCAATGATCTCATATTATTTAACTGTTTGTTTGTACTGCTTGTTGTTCTCTTTGATATTGTGTTATACTTTCTATATCACCAGCCAATATCATTGCTGTATTATCAGCTATAATTTCAGCTACATCTTCATTAAATTCACATTCTTGATCAGCTGTATATATAGTACCTGTACTAATATTAACACAACCATTAAATTGAATCTCTTGTGGTTTTCTAAAATAAATTAGATGACACTCTGGAATTGAAAACTGTTCATTTGTATATACTTTGAGTTTATTACTCATTATAGTAGAAACTGTTTCAGCCCACTCAAAGTTTGGTTGCTTATCTTTATTGTTTAAAATAATAGATATATTAGCTTCCTCTACCTCATATATAGTCATTCTACGTTTTGGACAACATTCTTTTTCAGCAAAAACATCAGATCTTACATAGTGAAGATAATCTACAGGTAAACTAGAAGATTCATAATAAATACCTTTATCTACCATTACAAGTTCTTCATGCTTAAGTAATCTTTGTAGATCATCTATAAGACCACTAGATTGTTCAGCACCTTCTTTACGAAGATTATAACCATAAAGTTGACGTCTTGTCCACTCTATCTGAGCTTTATTAGCTGCTTCTTGTATTTGCCAACACTCTAGATTATCATAGTCCAGTGAGGCTAGCTTATTCAGCCTTTGTTTTATTTTAATTTGTAATAAGTTATTATTCATATTAACATTTCCATTTTCTTAAAGCTAAAGCTTTTCTTGTAGGTTCACCATTAGGTTTTTTCATAGGTCCTTTCACTCCAGACATTCTAGCACAAAAAGATTTTTTTCTAGGTCCTCCTTCAGGTTGTGGAGCTTTAAGATTAGATCCAGGATTGGCTGCATTGTAAGAAGCTCTACCTTTAGCATTCAAACCACCACTTGGTGATTTTCCTTCTTTTCTGGTCCAAGCAGGAGTCTTTGCCATAGTTATTTCTTTTTAGAAGATTTCTTTACCATTCCACCTTTTTTCATAGTAGCTCCAGCTATTCTATCAGCTGCTGTAGGTTTAGGATTTTTATCAATTCCTTTCTTTACAGAAAGCATACCAAATGAAGTAGATCCACTTTTAGACATTTTAGGTTTTTTAGATGTACCTATACTACCACCTTTTTTATAACTATTGGCAGCTTGTGCTTCTGCTTTACTAACACGTGGAGCACCTCTTAAAAAGCCACCAACTGTTCTTCTAACTTTCATATCTTCAATATCTCCTTTATCACCTAATGTAATTTTAGTTACATAGTTTCTACTATCTTCTTTAAGTTTTATCTTTTTTTTAATTGCATCCATTTTATTTATTTTTAGATTTTACAGATCCACCATTTTTCATTCCACAACTTCCACCTATTTTTTTGTAACCCATTTTGTTTCTTACAGCTGTAGGAAGTTTAGAAAGACCCACTTTATCAGTAGGTACATTTTTTAAAGAACCACCCATAGCCATTTTAGGTTTTTTACCTGCAGCTTTCATAGCAATAGCAGTAGCAGCTTGTTTTTTAGATTTTCCTACAGATCCACCTTTTTTCATCATTGAATTTTCCATCATTGATCCATCAGGCATCATGTGCATACCACCCATTCCCTTTTTAGGTTTTGAAGAACCACCTTTTTTCATACTATACATAATATTTAGTTTTTATTTTTTTACACAATTATTATAAGTTTTACCATACATTTTTTTAGTTCCTTTCTTCTCATATCCTGGCCAACAACTTTTAGCAGTTCCACCTTTTTTCATCTTAAGTATATTAGATGTTTTATTTACTTTTGGCATATTATCTATACTTTTTAGATTTTTCTTTAGCTGACTTTGGTTGAGCTACAAATTGTTTTCCTTTACTATTACCTAAAGCTTTAGCTTTATTAGTAGCAGCTTTTTCACCAGCAGATAAAGAACTCCAAGCAGCTTCTGGTAAATATCTCTTAGTTCCTTTAGACTTAACTTCTTTAGAAGATCCTTTCTTCTTATTAGATGCAGTTCCAGAGGTCATCCATTTTTGATCACCCCAGCTTTTAAGACTTTGTTGAGATTTAGCTAATGCCATTATTTATATCCTCCACCTTTTGATTTATATTCTTTAGCAAGTAGTTGAGCTTTTCTAGCTGACCATTCACCAGGATCACCACCTTTACTTCCAGATTTAATTTTACTAAACAAACCTTTTCTCATTCCAGGATTAGTATAATTACCTGCTGCATTAACTTTACTTTTTGCTTTTGCCATTTTTATAAGGATTTTCTTTATGCCATTTCTTAGTAGCTGCTATACCTTGTGCAACTGTTTTAGCTTTAGCTTTTTGTGTAAGATCTATAGTATCCCATTTACCTTTATTCTTAGTGGGGTGGTTTACCATTATATGACCTTTCTTTCCTTCTCCTACACCTGTAGCACTTTCTTTTTTGTACACTACATGTTTTTCACCACCAGCTGAAATTTTAGTTTTCTTAGCCATTCTACTTAGGTAATCCTGCTTTAAATGTTGTTGTTAAATCAGAAAATGCACCAGTACCAACACCAGTTGTTGTCCACTTCTTAAATGTATTTACATTTATATAAGCTTCATATCTATCATCTACATTTATAAATGTACCACTACAGAAAAATACGTCTTTATTAAGCCCAGCTATATTTTGTATACCTGTAGCACCAATTAAAAATGTTTCACCAGCAACTCTTAATATTTCTGTAGCCACTACCATTTTAGCAGGGGTACCTGTAGCTGCAGTAAGCAATGCTCTATTAGTTACTGATGCTAATATATTAGTTATATAAAACTGTTGATAATCATTATCTGGAAAAGCTACAGATGGAAAAGTTGGTAATCCAGCATTAGCAGCCACCCAAGTGATAGCTGCAAGTACAGCACCACATGAAGTATTTAAAGTTGTTTGTCCTCTACGTAAACTTTGCCCTACCACTCCACTTTGTGATATACCTATGTGAGGCATATTAATTACAAACAAAGCTCCTGTATCAGTAACATGACTAGCAAAAGCTCCTAATCCTGTAATACCTGTATGAGGGTAACCAGCTAAACCACCAGAATAAAAAGGTCCAAGAAACTCATTCATTGAAATTGGTCCTTGACCTATATTATCTACATCTACAAAACTTGGTCCATTTAAATCATCAGCACAAGCTGAGATTGAAGTAACCATATTATTTGCAGCATATCCTAAATTCTTTAAAAATAATTTAGTGTAGTCTACAAATGATTGAGCTGATACAGCATCAGAATATGTAATTCTAACTGTATTAGTATATGAAGATGGATTTCTAAAATCTGTATTTTCATTAATCACTTCAATCCACTCTCCTGGTTTAGGATTCTTATATGCAAAAGTTAATGTACCAGCTGCAATATCTCCAGCTGGTTTACGAAGTACATAAGGCTTTTTAGGCTTGGTATTATAACTTCTCATTTTTTAAATTATTTTTTATTTTTAGCCATTTTTTTAAATGTCATAGCAAGAGCTTTCCTTTTAGGAGTACAAGTAGATTTAGTCATTGGTGTACAAAAACCCTTATGAGCAGGATTAACAGCTTTTTGAATCCAGTTTTTGTCCTTTGCCATATCTTATTGATTCCAATGTTTTTCAATCTTTTTAGTAAGATCTACAAGAATTTCTTCATTCAATGGATTTTTTAAATACTCCACTACATCTGTTAGGTTACGGCCCATCAAAGTAGTGGTAGCCATATGATAGATAAATCCATCTGCTTTTGTAGAAATATATTTATAATAATGGCTTTCTTTTACCAAAGCTTTAATCTTTAATGATTCCATATCAAGATTAACTGCTTCTATAAATCTTTCAGCTGTTTTCTTTTTATTCTTTTCTACGGCTTCACCGTTGATATACTTATCCATATTATCATAGATGATATCATTTGGAGTAGACTTCTTGTACTGAGCACCATTTACGTCTAGTGTCTTAGCAACATAGAATAACTTATTCTGATTTTTATCAAATAACTTTTGAAGTTCTGAAAGAGCTTTGTTTCTAAGTTTTTTAATTTCTGTATTAATAGATGCACTTTCTTCTAATCTATCTAAATAAAATTTAGGAGGTGTTGGCATTTTACGTGCTTCATCCAAAGACTTAGCTACTATTGAAAAACCACCAGCTTCAATTGCATATAATCTAATAAGATCATAAGGATCTGTAGCAGGTTCTAAATGCACTGGTTCATTACCACATCTAATTTTTATCTTATCCCAAAAATCACTATTGTTTTGTTTAAGTAAAACAATCTTATTCCAAAAATCTTTATCTTCAGGATCCACCATATTGGCTGCAAGTTCTTTTTCTAACTGAGCAACTACAATACGAATTTGTTTAATTTTAGCTTCTTGTTCATCCAATGGAAGAGCTTTAACATCCGGAGCATATTCATTTAAACCAGTAAGGTATCTTTTAATACCATTGATTTCTAAACAAGCTATACTCTCTTCATGAAAAGCACCATCAAAAAGACTTAATCCGTATTTTTGAAGTCCCATATTATCTACTTGAGAATCAAAATAAGGACGGATTGCAATACTAGATTTTTTGTTTTGTGGATACTTTTCCACGATAGTTACACTACTCATTGGTTTTTTGGTTTTTTATATGTAAAATTATAAGCAATATACCGGAAATATTCCGATATAATATAATTAATCTAACAATTTTGAAATCAAACTTCTTTCAGTAAGATCTTCTGCATTTTTTTGTGCTCTTTCCTCAGCTCTTGTTATTTCTCTATCTGTAAATAATATACAACGTTTGTTAGCTCCATCCCAGTCAGATACCCATATAGCAATATAAGTATCATTTTCATGAGTGAATGATTTAGTCTTAGTATTTTTAACTCTAAGAAGTCTTCCTAAACGTGTAAGTATTTCCATTAATCTCCTATTTTAACTATTTCATAATTAAGATATACAGTGGTCCAAGCTGTTGTTCCACTAAGCTGAGCAATTCTAACAGCAATACTACCATTTGCAGTAATTGGTGCAATAGTAGCTATAGAGTTAATACTTGCATGAGCTACACTAACTTGTACAAAATATTTATCTACATCAGCTAAAAGTAACTCAGAGTCACTAAGAGTGATTGTTAATGTACCTGTATTAGAAGTGGTAATTTTAACTACACCTTTTTTAGTAGTGATAGCTTGTGTTCCTGTAGCTGCTGCTGTTAAAGCAAGAGTGTATAAAATTTGATCATTAAGATCTCTAGATAAAGCATTTGTATCTGAAAGTCTAGCAAATGTAGATTGTTTATATCTAGCTGCTCCTGCAGCTTTAATATTTTTATCAGGAGAACTAGGATTTTGTATTAATCTTTTAAGAGCAGCCATGGATTATATATTTTAAAATGTTTAAGTAATTGAACCTAATAAGGACTGCAAATCCTTCATCCGATCAAGATGGTGTGCATACTATAGGTGGTCTAAGGATACTATCCTTAGATTGGGTATTATTTCTTTCCTTTTGAGCTGCCACCAATATTCATCTTAGTCATTGCTGACTTAGGAGCAGAAGATTGGACAACACCTTTACCTGCATTTAAACCAACAAATACACCTTTAGAGCCAGGAGTTGTTTGAACAGAAACTTTTGCATTTCCACCACCAGTACGTCCTGTAGCTTTATCTTGTGCAGATTTAATAGCAACAGATTTTGGAGTGTTAGGATTACCAGCCATGTTGTATATATTTAAATATTAAAAATAATATAAAAAGACTCAGGTGCTGATCTTACGGTAAGCACCTGAGTACTATTATAATTAGAATGATCCACCAGTTACTGGGTTTCTCATAACGATCTTCAACACTTTAGTTGGATCCTTAACCCAGATAGCAGGCATTGTTTGTGTCATAAATACTCTGTAACCATTGAAGTTGCCACTAGACTGGAAGCCTTGTGTACGACCCATATAGTCCATTGTACCATTTTGATAGAACCATTTCAATTGATTATCCCAGCTTAATTTCAACAAGAAGATGTTGTCATTAGTATTATCTGTGATATCAAAAATAATGAAATTGTATGAACTTAATGGGAAACCATCAATAATTGGATTCTCAATATCATTTGTATGTACATTATCAAAAGCTGGATTCAATACAAACTTAACGTTAGCTAAGAATGGTATGATGTAGCTAGTGTAAGCAAATCCAAAGTTTAAGTCCATTCCAGTACCAGTTACAGCACCAAGCTCATGAGCATTAAGAACAAGACCAGAGTTAACTGCTTCTTTCTTAATTGCTTCATTAACAAGCTTCATACCACCCATACCAGTTTGTACAATCAAAGCACGTTGAGGATCTGGTCCTTTGAATTCAACTTTACCATTAAAGAAGTTGAAAATTTCAGATTTGAAAAGATCCAAATTAAAAGATGCTTTGTTATATATACGTTTGTAAGAGTTATCTAATTGCTTCCAAAGACCAACTGATAAACGAATATCATCTGGACCATCTTGTCTAACTTTACCACCTTGTCCCCACATTAAGTAAGTTTCGATGTCATTAGCAATTTTAGTCAAATGAGCTGCTTCTAAAGTAGTCAAGAAAGAACGTGTAAGCTGACCATTTGCATAAGCCTTCTTAACGTAATCTTTACCCATTTTATCAGCCATTGTTTCCAAGTTAGTGATAGATGGATCTACATTCTTATCGAAGTTTCTCCACATTTCAATTACTGGAACTGTACCATCAGCTTTCATACCACCTTTCATCATCAAGTCAGCACGACTAGAAATAGAATAGTGAACGTGAGCTTCTGCTCCTCCTACATAGTTGTAGAATTCACGGAAACCAGCAGATACATTACCAATGTCAGAAAATCTTTCTCCGTATTCTCCACGAGCAGAACCTTTACGGAAAACCTTAGTACCAATTTTAAGATATTTGTTATCCAAATACTTAGTGTTGTCGTTGTTTACCAACTGTACTGTGTAAATGAAACCGTCACCAGCTGGGATAATATCATCCACTGTGATGTACATTTCCACACCATTGTACTTGTCATAAGTGATGATGTCACCATGACCAAATGAACGCTTGTTTAATTTAATCTTGAAGGTTTGTCCATCAACACCTTTTGTAGCATTAGATGATTCAATATCTTCAACGATGTAAGGAAGATCCTGAGCAACAGGAATCTGCCATTTGTACTCACCACGGTTATTATCTACTGAAATAACGTTCTTACCACCAAAAGATGACATTTGATACAAAGGCATTTCTACTTTTTGTGCCATTGCCCAAAGATCTACTGGACCTAAATCTGTAGGTTCAGCTGACTTAAGGAGGTTAGAAAGGTGGTACGAATCTACGTGTGAACTTGTGTTATACACATTGTCACGTAGGAAAATACCATTGTTTAAAACTGGGGTTGCCATAGGGCTTAAAATTTAAGGGTTAATAATTAATTATCTTTTAAAAATATTTTGAGGTTTAGCTATTTTTTTTGATTTTTGATTGTCATCTTCTTCTTGATAAGTAGAAACATTTTTACGAGATTGTTCTGTTTTAAGTTGTCTCACTGTTTGTTCTACTGCTTGGTTCTTTCCTTGTTTCATTAAATTACCACGGTATTCATCAGGATTAGAAAGTAACCAAAGAGCTTCAGCAATTAAAGGATAGTCAGGTTCTACAAACTGATACTTCTCTAAAAGGTGTCCTAATAAATTAGTAGGTTTACCTGATATAGAAGGATATTGTGGTTGAACAAGTCCGCTATATAATTGAGCTTGAACTTTTTTATCTAACTTAAGACCATTAATTTCTGCTGGTCTTAAAGCTTCAAATACATTTCTTTGATATGTATCTGCTGCTACTTGTTGTTGTTGTTTTCTATATTCTTGTTCTTGCAATTGAGCAATAACAATTTTTTCTTGCATTTGATCCAACTTTGGTTTGAATTGTTTAGCTTTCTTTTCTAAAACTCCAATATCTTTCCAAGTTGTAAGTTCTTCATCAATCTCATCAGTTGTACCAAAGTTACTTGCTTGTAAATATGAACGAACAATTTGTTCTTGATCATACTCATCTGAAGGATCTAATTCTCTAACTTGTTCTGTAGCAGCTAAAGCTTGAAATAAACCTTTAAGATCTTGTCCTCCATCTGCTACATATTTAGCAGCATATTGAAGTTCTTCTGGAAGACTTTGAAAAAACTCAGCAGGAGTTGATGCAGCCACTTCATTTTTAATATTGCTAACATTAGCTTGCCAAAGTTCTTCAACATCTTTTTCAGCAAGTCCACTTAAATAATCATCAAGTGATTGTTTGTTTTCATCATAGTCATCAAATGCAAACATTTCATTTGACTCTATTCTTTTCTTTAAAAATTCTACTAGTCCAGACTTTTCTGTCCTTGGTCTTCCTTTTTTAGGTTCATCATCAAACTCAGGTACTACACCTTCATCTAAGATTTCATTTAATGCTTCTTTTAATTCAGGTTTACTATCTACATTATTTGTAGTTGAATTAAAAGTACTAACATTATCAACTTTAGGATCATTATCTAAAAAATCTAAGTTAGTTTGTTTTTTACTAAAGATATTAGCTTTAATTTCTGTAGGAGCATCTGTTGGAGTAACTATGTTACTTGCTGCAGGAGCTCCGTCAAATAAACTATCAATATCTAAATCTACTTGTTGTACAGATGTTTGTACATTTTGATTATCAGCCATATTTGTTTGGTTTTTTATGTGTATCTCTACATTATTAATATACAACTTAAACTCTAAAAATTTATAAGTTAATATCTAAGGTGTGGACTATATAGCTATAACTTATTTTTTCTTTTCTTTAGGTTTTGGTGCATCATATTTATTCTTATTTTCTACAGCTATTTGAAGTTGTTTGTCTGCTATAGTTTGTTGAGCTTGTAACTTTTCTCTTTCTATATTATGTTTGTCTGTAGTTTGAGCAGTTCTATTTATTTCTTGCTCTCTTTTAAAATTCATAGTTTGTTGATATTCATCCTGCTTTCTAATATTATTCATAGCATCTTGATAATCAGATTGTTGATTTTGGTTAATATCAACCTGAGCACCATATCCAGCAGCTCTAATTTCAGCTTCAGTGATTTTAGTTTGTCTATCTTTAGCAGACTCTTCAGCTTTAAATTGATTAGCAGCTTGTAATTGTTGTTGAGCAGCTTGAATTTGTTCTTGTTGCATTTGTTGCTGATGCTGTTGTTCTTCTTGTCTTTGAGCATTAACTTTTTCTTCAGAAGCTTTAAGAACACCAGTAAGTTCAGCAATTGATTCTGATTTAATTATATTACCAAGATCATATATAGAAGCACCAGTGGCATTATTATTAAGTGCCAACTGTTTAAGTTGCTCCATCATTGCACGAGAATTTGTTTTAGTTGTACAGAATATATTCATATCTCTAAGAAGAAGATCAGTTCCATTCATTTGAAAATTAATTTTTTCATCAGCTCCTGTAATATACTGAAGACGAAGACTAGGTTTTTTAGAATGATAATACTGAGCAAGATCAGTTCTCATTTGATGTACTCTAGGCATTAAATTATCACTATGCTGTATAAAGTATTGTTCTGTCTGTGCATAAGAAGCATTAGCAGCTTGTTCTACACCGGTAGCAGTTTGCTGTTGAGATATCTGCATACCCATACGTTGTTGATTAAGTCCTATTACTTCAAAAGCTTGAGTTTTAAAATACGTACCTAATTGTATTCTAGAAAGCAAACGTTGTGTTTGTTCTAGATTTAACACTTGATAGTGTTGAAAATTAAGAGCATTCTCAGTGTTAGTTATAGAAGTATCTAACGGTAACATTTGAAAATTCTTCATAGCAACATAGGCTTTAGCCAGATTATTTTTACCCCAGTCTTCTCCCAATGAGTGACGTGGTAAAGCATTCTGGTCTAACATGATAACCGTGCCTAGCTCATCTACGAGAATATCTGCAATTTGGTTATTCACTATATTATAGCCTATTTGATATGGTTTCATTAGATCTACTAATGAAACAGAACGTGTATTTCTATCTCCAAACACTGATCCTTCTACAGGAAGTTTACATCCATAAATAGTAGCATCTCCTTTAAATTGAAATGGAACTCTACCTGGACGACCACCATTTAGTCCTAAATAAATAGGATTGATACCTCCTGGGTTATTCATACCCCAGAAAGCTGGACGGTTAGGTCCTATTTTAACTCCACCCCATACCTCATTAATCCAAATCCAATCTATATGTTCACCAAAAGCTAAATTATCTTTTGTTTTTTCTTTCCAAATAGATGTATCATATTCTGGTTTATCAGTTATTTTATATTCTTCTGATATTATATCTTGAATAATATCTCCATTTTGAGTTATTTTTGTAAGATGTCCAACTTTTCTTTGACTTTTCCAATAGATTGTTGAAACCCTGAGCATGTAACTTTTACCAAAGTCTTGCAAGTCTTCTGAGTCAGATAGTATCCATTGTACAATATCTCCAAATTGACTTCCGGCATCATACAAAGAAGTAAATTGTCTATAAGCCAAAGAAGGCATTTGAGTGTTCCATTCATGAGATCTAGTAGGGTCATAGTATGTTCCGTCATTTTGATATCCTTGTATTGCATATCCAGCAGAACGTGCCGGATATATTGCTTCTAAAGCTTCTAATTGTTCTTCAGTCATCATCCATCCAAACTTATCTACAACATCTGATATAGACATCATATCAAGTTTACCCACCCAATTACCCTGAGATATATAACGTACATCTGGACTCTTATGATAGAATGTAAGTAGGGGATTCCATAGTTCAACATCATAGTCATCTTCCATCATACTAAAATGCCAAAACTCTCTATCAGTAATTAACATATCACGAAAAGCTCTTTCTTCTAGCTCTTGCATTTTAAATCTTTCCTCATCTACAGACATTTGATGGGTGGCCCATTCTTCAACCATAGATCTATAATCTTTTTTAAAGAAAGCTTCTATTTCAGGAAGAGTTTTAAGTGCTTCAGGAGACATTTGTTTTTTGGCATCTTCACTATTAGGATCAAGTCCCATTTCAGCCATAATAGCCATTTGTTTTTGTTCAGCTTGTTGCATCAATGTTTTTTCAATCATTGATCTTTTTTCTTCTAACATTTCATTATATGACATGTCATCTACAGCTCTAAACATCACTCTAGATGATCTCTTAGAAAATTCATTAGTAAGAACATTAATTACATTAGGAATAATAGGATAGAACTTAAGCTCAAATGCAGATACATCTTCTTTAGTGAGTGTATCTATTAAATCACCCATCTCATTATCTTCCTCCACTATATAATCTTGCTTATCTATAATACCCTTAGCTAGTTTATAGTTTTTCATTAGACGTCTAGCATTACGTCTAAGTTGTTTCATGCCTTGAAACTCTAACCAGTCAAGGTTCCATGCCCTCCACTGATCATCTTTTTCTTTTTCAGAAACAAACTGAAACGGTTGTATAAGAGTACCCATCTTGTTGTACTCTACTTTAGCTCCAGCTTTTAATTGTAAGGCATTATATATTTGCATGATAATTAATTAGTTAAAGTGATAGGAGCATCTGAACTAAGGTATGTTACTGTTATACTAGTAGTTCCTGCAGCAGTTGTTGATGTTGTACATGAATAAATGCCGGCATTTAAATCTGAAATTGTAATTGTTGTTACCATTTTATCTTATATTTTTAAAAGCATTACGAGAAGGTCTGGTCATACCATTATTTTTACCAGAACTACCAATATGCCTAAAAGGACTATAATTTAATTTACTAAATTTTTGTGAGTTATCCAAGTTTTTATTTGTAACTTCTATACGTTTAGATAATCCTCTATTAGATTGCTGTACCTTGGCAAAAGCTACAAGTGAACAGAATGCTACCAATCTATCCACGTTTAATCCTTCTTGGTAAGCTTGCATTTCTTTTAAAAGCATTGGATCAGGAATTCTTTCCACCCCATATATAACTTTAGTAATGGTACCATCTACATCTGTTTCCTGATCTATTTCTTCTTGTAAGAACTCAATACCATATGATAACAAGTTTCCTTTAAAAAGAGTTCCTACGTTTTTCCATCCATATTCTTGGAATACATTTCGGTTAGCTCCAATATCTTTTAAAAATAAAATCATATCTTTAGGAACTAAGTATCTTTGTTTCTTCTTAGATATCATGTATTGAATAAATAAAGCTACGTTATTCTCCACTAAAGCCCAGGCATTATACCATTCAATCATTATCTCTAGACGTTCATGAGTTTTATTAATATCATCAAACCTACCACACCATGAAGCAACTATAGCATCTCTTTCAATAGAGTTTTCAACTTTACCATTTCCCTCATCTTTTATAACTTCTACTGAGTTTTTAAGAATGTATATACTACATAATGAATCAGATGTAGTTGTTTTACCTTCTCCTACAGGATCAATTGATGCATAGTACATACCAAATGTCGGATTTTTACAAGGACGTTCATATACACATATTACTCCTTCTTTATCATCAGACTTTCTACTTATAGGAAACTCCCTAATTGGAGCTTTTCTAGAAACCTTATCTACAATTTTACCTTCAGCATCTCTTGTAAGTTCCAGATATTCAACAGGATATGCTTTATCTTCTATACGTTGTAATTGTTTAGAAACAAGATGAGGAGGAAATACAGATTCTTTTCTAGTAGCAAATGCTTCCTCTATGCATGTTGGTTTCTGAGATATACGAAGTTGGTATTGATCAGGAGGAAGATCTTTATACCATTGTTTACGTTCTTCAAATATAGCTTCTAAAGCTTCTTTAACTAAAGAGTTACCAGCTTCATCTATATAAGGAGGCATTGACCACTGCTCTGGTATAAACAAACCAGTTTCTCCTATAGTGCCTTTTTTATCTAATAAATTACTTGTAATAGCAAACATCCCATATCTATTAGGATGTAGTATCATATCTTTTAAAGGTTGGCATTGTTCAAGATCACCTACAGAACCAGCTGCTATAAACGTACCTGTAGTCACCATACCAGATTGCATAGCTGGTCTCATAAACTCATATGTATCCATCATCTTAGGAGCAATACCTGCCTCCTCATGAAAGAAGTATGTTACAGGTCCACCCACACCATTAGTTGGATCTTTCTCAAATGATGTACCTGTAATGATAGATTTATTACCCCTGTAGGTATCTCTTCCTCCAATCCTGACCTTTATTCTTTGTTGCCATGAGAATATCTTATCAGGTTCAGATGGTCTGTACCAGGCTGTATGTTCGTTAAGGAAATTTCTATATTCATTAAGCATCCTCCAAGATCCTTTCTCAGAAATATAATCTTTAAGACTAGCTCCTATTTTATTTACAGAACCTTCTTCAAACCAATAAGCATTGATTAGTTTGGCCATGTGAAAATAAGAAGAAGCTATCTGACGTTTCTTTAGAATAGGAAGATGTTTATAATATAGTTCACCAAGACATTCGTACAAAGCCATATGATACTGAGCATCTCTCACTTTAGCAAAGTCAAAACGTTTTTCTTCTTTGTCATAAATTGGTAAAAAGTTAAGCCACATGTAATAGTCTCTAGTGACATACCATGTTTTTTCTTCTTCTTTATAAATAACTCCCCATCTACATTTAGATTTTTGTTCATCCCAATAAGCCATAAAGTCTTTACTCTTTAATGGAGCTTGACAATAATATCCTTGTTTTTGAAATTTTCTAGCTTCAATATTAAATTGCTTAGATATTTCCACAGTTAGACCATATCCCTCATCAGGACCGGCATCTTTAAATATAGAACGTATAAAATCAATAAACTCTTCACGTGTATAAAATGTTGTTAGATCCCACACACCATTATCATAAGTAGGTATTTCTATATAGTAATTACTTAATTTATTCACGTGTAGTATTTACTAAAGTTTCCATTATTTCTGACATCATATCATTAATTTTTTGATTATAATGTTTAGTAAAAGATTCAAATTCAGGATTTGTTTTTGTTAATTCTTCTAATTTAGAAGATCCTTCGTTAAGTTTATTTAAAAATAAATTAATAGGTACTTCTCCTTTTTTTAATGATTCTGCAACATCTTTCAAAAAAATTTTTTCTTCTTCTGTTTTAAATGATTCATCATTTAACATCTCATTTAATTTTTCATCAATGTTTATTTCTTCTGCTTCTTTTTTAATTTTTTCTGACATAGTATTTATTTTTTGGTTATTGATCGTAAGCTAAGTTTTTTGTAGTTCAACAACAACCACTACCTGGTTTACAAGAAGTATTTTTTATTTTTGTAGTAGGTATACCACAATGATCTTTAGCTAAACAATCTGTTTGTTTTGCAGTTAATAAAAAATTATCTCCATTAAAATCTAAACCAAATCTATTTATTGTTTCTGCTTGATATTCTATTTCAACATTTAAATCTTCATTACCAAAAAGTGGTTGTGCAGATATAATAATATTTTGAAGTTTTTGTGGTTCAAGTCTGTGTTCAAAATCATCTGCCACCCATAATTGAAGACTAACATTTTTTTCCATTCTAATAGTTCCTCCACAATCTATAAAATGTTTTGTATTTAAACCAGCTTCAGTAATGTGAAAATGCCTTGGCACAAAATTACCATTTGGTTGAATAAAGTTTAATTGAGATATACTCTTTAAATGTTGTTTAAATTCTGATAATTTCATTTTTAGTTTTTATAATTTATAATTATTGATCGTAAGCTAAATTTTGTCCTCCTCTCACTGAACTTTGTTGTTCTTCCATAAGATCTTTATACACTCCTTTAAATGATTGTCTTACATCATCATACTTTTCTGCCATTCTAAGAAGAGCAGAAGAAGATCCATCTCTACCAAATGTAAGAGTTTCAGTTGCTAAACTTTTACCCATATTATCTAAAAATATTTTTATACCTTGGTATGCTCTATATGTAGGAGTTTGATACATTTTCTCACATAACTTTAAAGCATTAGATATAAGTTCATCATCAAGACTAAAATCAGCATTCACTTCTTTCAGGATAATATGTTCCTTGTCTTCTTCTGGTACATCAAAGAAAGGATTCATATCTGGGTTGGGACAAGTCATGTAGAATAAATAAGAGTATATCTGTAAATATTCATCTGGATATTCATCCATTATATCTTTAAGAAACTTTAATGTATAACAATGTTCACTAGGAATCACTTTACCATTTTGTACATCAAATAATCTTATCATTATTCATATTTTTTTTAAAAAGTCCATATTACGTTTTGCTCCTTTAGGCCATCTACTTATCTTTGGTTTCCATTCTTCTGGAATTGGTGGTGTTAAACTTTCTCCTGTTGTAGGATTACCATACACTATTAAATCATTTTGATCTACAGTGCGTATAAGTCCTGTATGATATATACGTACAACAAACTGAGGATTAGATGTTACACTTCCACCAATCATAAACATTACAAGACAATCTCCAAGTCCTTTTGCATAAGCATCAAATGGATTATGCAATTCATGTATTGTTTGAGTGATCATAGTTTTTCTTTTGTTTGTCTTAATAAATCTCTACCTCCATTTCTAGATAATCCTCTAAGAACAGATTGGTTTTTTAATTCATCATTGTGTATCCACGTATGCCTATTAAAATGTTTTTCTTTTTCTGTTAAATAACATTTTCTTGCTCTTTCTTGTAGGTCAAGAGTTCCCATTTCAAATTGATCTAGTAACTCTGATAATAGTGGAATGTTGTTAGTTTGATTCTCCATCTTTAAGTTTTTTTAGTTTAACAGTATATGTTTCAACTCCTTCTTGGTCTTCTATCCAATCTTTCCAAGAATAATCATAATCAATCTGTCCTATTCTATTTTGCTTAAGGTCTTTTTTAAATGACTTAAAAAAATCCCACCATCTAATTTTTTTACATGGTTTAGGATCTTTAAGAGTACATAAGAACTTTTCAAGATCTTCTTTTTCTTCTTTTTTAGCTAAGAACTTTTTAATAATGTTCATTACTATTTAGCTTTTATTTTATGTTTATTATCTTCTAACCAATGAATTAGATCTATTGCTTCCTTTTTTAAATAAGGTAGGTCATATTGTACTACATCTGTGACAATAGGATTACCATAAGTATCAAGAGCAGATATAGGATTGTCAAACCTATCCCGTCCTGCCTCCTCAAACAATATGTGATGAATTGTAAGAATACCTGGAATAAGCCTAGGATTATGCTTAAGAATAATAAACAAATACATACTAAGCTGGAGAGCATAGTGATTAAGGTGGCAATCATCAAGATGAGCCACAGGAGAAGACATCTTTTGAGAGATACCTTCCCAGTTAGTAAATCCTTCAACTTTAATTTCTTTATTAGTTTTATAATCAGTGATGTGCACTTTACCATCTATCACTTCTACAAGATCTGACTGCCCACATATACCGGCAGATTTAAAATAGACCATATGTTCTGGATAGACACCATTAGTAAGTTTTTGATTAGGGGAATGTTTAACTCCATCAATTTCAATAGGTTTAAATATAGGAACTGTAGTTCCATGTCTTTCCATATTATCATGTCCACAAATATCATTTTCTCTTTGATTATGATACCATGTACCAAGATCTGTAGCACGTTTAGCTTCTGACTTCCAAGCTTCTTTAATTTCTGTAGGTGTCATTCCATACCACTTACTTTTTTTACTTTTAGCCACTTTAGATGCTATAGTTTCTGCATCAAATGGTTGCTTAAAATTTGATATAAGACTAGTGACACTTAACCAACTTATATCGTCTGCACTTGTGTATTTATGATTATGGGCTGTAAATTTTAATATACTCATAGTCCTAATTTTTCTTTTAGCTGATCTTCTTCTTCTTGTGTAAGTTCTGCTTTCCAATATCCTTTAGGACAATCAGATGATAGAGCTCTTGTCTTTAATGAAAGACTACATCCACATCCTCCTAGTTTTTCATTACAACAAGGCTGTGTTCCTGGAATCATACATCCTACACCCTGCAGATCAAAGAGAGTACACTTATTACAAACTTGCATTCTCTGTTCTGCAATTTCCTCTACATCTTCTTTTTTAAAAATACTATTTGTTAGTCCTTCTAGTATTTGTCCTTTTGACTTCCAGATTTTTATTACATTCGATCTTAGTGACATTGCTACGTTTTTTATGTAGTTTAATAAAATCTTTTCTTTCCTTTTCTTCCTCAATAGTTTTTTTAATTGTTTTCAAATTAAAAAGGTTTTCAACTGTTTTAAATCGTGCAGTCATTTGCTGCATTCCTTTTTGTTTATTATTCTCTTCCCACTTTTCTAACATTCTAATTTTCTCATCTATTTTCCAATGCTTGATTGTAAAATCTCCAAGATTAGTTATATGTAATCTAGGATGCTTTAATGTACCTAAATTTTTTCTAATTTCTTGCCAATAAAATGTAACAATATCTTCTACAGTTTTTTCTGATATTGATAGCTCATTGGCAACCTGTGGTATAAACTCTTTAGCTTTCTTTGGTCTCAACACTTAAAAATTTAAAATCAAGAAAAATGTTTCCTTGTGAATACACTTTAAGATCTGGATTTATAAATATCTTTTTCTTGTTCTTGCCTTCTTTCTTAATCAAGTTTTTCTTTTCAGCTTTAGTGAGACAATTACGTACACTTTGTGTACTAGAAAATATATCTTTAGTATGAGCTTTACTACAAAATGATGTAAGCTCTTGGTCTCCTTCCAGAGCCAAATAAGTTAAACAATCTAAGTCTGCTTCACTAACAGATATTTTATTGAGATAACAATGAGTGAGGATTTGATATTTTACAATATCCCATTTAGTCATCTTCACTCTTTTATTCACTTGGTTTACAATAGCCATTATAATTCTATTTTAAAACTTTTATATTCTTCCTTTGTTCCATTCCAATCTTTATATGTAAGAATTGGAACAGCTCCAAAGTTTTCAAATATTTTCCAGCTAGATCCCTTACGAGCTTCTCCTGTTAAAAACTCAAAATCAGAATTTGTCCCCCACTCTATAGCAAGTCTTACAAGTTCATGACCCAACCCTTTACCTTGATGACTTGGTGAGACTGTGAAACTTTCTACATTAAGAATGTTGGTTGAATCCCATGTTAATAAAATCTCACCCACCAAATCTAGTTTATCTCTGAGCCATATACCCTGGAAATTTTTTTCCTCTTGTAACATATACAATTTATATCCAGGTTCCCATCTAAGTTCTTTAGGATGTTCCTTTTCAAACTTTATGGTTTCTTTGTAATCTTTAAGTTTATAAAGGGGGGACATTCTGATTTATTTTTTTAATTTACGTTTAGCTGGAACTGAATCTTTAGCTACTAAAACTTCGTCTCCCACTTTAAATCCTTGTTCAGAAAGTTCTGGATTTTCTTCCATATCTTCTTCTGTTAGATTGTGTGGAACTGCATCAGCAGGTGGTGTGGGATTACTCATCTGAGCAATAAACCCTAAAGCTTTTAACTCTTTAGCTCTTGCTTCTGCTAAATCAGCATTTAAATTCTGAAGTTTTAACTGTACAGCTTTCACTTCAATTTGTTCACTTAAAAACTTAATTACTTCCTCTTTACTTGGAGGAGGAGCCTGTTGCTCGTTTAATTGTTCGTCCATTTTTATTTGTTTTTTTATTGGTTTATAATTCTAAATCTAATGAATTGTCATCTGACAAAGTTTCCAAATTGTATTCTTTTAATAAATTAAAGAACTCTCTATATGGAGTGTCTATTATATAGGCATCCCCCGTGTTGGTAAATATTGTTGTACACCCGTATGTAGCCATACCTACATCTTCTGATGTTAGCTTAGCTGCATCCACCATAGACATATTAAATATAAAGGGCATCCATTTACCTGTGTCTTCTATACCTAAAGAATCTATATCTTTAAGATCCATAGTGTGACAATTAAGATTGCATTCGTGTAACATATTATATATTGGTTTGTGGTTTATGTGATCTATGATATTCTGTGTAATTGGTATACTTACTTCTATTAGTGGCTTTAATCATCTGCATAGCTATCATCCTTTCAACTATACCGTCCCTAACATCTATAATGGGCACTTGTACCTTTTGTCCATACTTGTTGGTTGTTTCCCTGTAATAAGATTTCTCATGTAATGTAATGCTCATACTATAATATACTTTAAATGTTTAAACTTAACAAATTTAATAATTTTAAATTTATAACTCATTGATAAGTTATCCCCCCTATGTTAATATCCCTTAGTGTACCCCCGTGGTCCGTGTTTGAGGATGTAGGTACCTTCTAGCCAGCAGGCCCCGGCCAACATACAGCAGGGTGGGTACCCCCATAAAACTACAGGACACTTTAAAAATACAGGGAAAAAAAAGAATGCTTATCTTTCTACCAAGGAGAAGGTAGACATGGTAGAAGACAAGACAACAAGGTCTATCATCTATGTTATCTATGTTATCTATCTATCATATATATATACTATATCTATGTATTAGTATTGAACACTCAGCCAGGTCAGCTACACTCTGTATATATATAGGCTCTAATGTCCTTTATTAAATTGGTCAAGATAGGGTAGAAAGACATATAGTCCCTTGAGACCTAAGAGCTGAGAGTAAGACTCAGTTGTCCTGTTACCAACCTACGGTACAGATTAGACATAACAGAAAGGTCAGACCTCAGAGTATAATCTGCTGAGGTCATTTATGTTTTTAACAAATGGTTGGTTCCTTATAGCTTTGGACCGTAATACCACAACAGCCTTAGCCGGCAACAAGACCTCAGTAACCCGTCTATAAACTGCTGTATTTATTTCCTTTATTAATTTAGGATATGGTCACAGGGCTTATTATATAAACCTGTTATAAATAAGAGCACCATATCTATTTACAAAATGTATTTATTTCTTAACTATTAAATTAATTATTATGAAAAAGGTTTTTTATTATTCTATGCTTGTTATAACAGTCATAGGATTTCTTGGATTTATTTATGGAGTATTTGGTAATGGTACTTCTAATACAGCTAGTACATTAGGGTTGATGTTCATCTCCTTAGCAGCTGGAAGTATGGCTCTTATGACAGAACCAAAGGCTACTGTTAAACAGGAAACCTATGGTCTTAGTATGCTTATACTTATTAGTATAGCAGTCATAGTAATACTCTTTGCATCATCTTGTAGTAAGCAAGGCTATGGTTGTAAAGGCAACCAGAGTTGGAAGCAAATGACTAAAAGGATAAACAATGGGTATTAACCCGTTGTTTATTATCCTTTATCAAATTGGTATTTTTCCATCAGCCTATCGGCTGAACACCTTTATAAAATCAAGAATATTAGTAGTATGTAATATTATATTAATTATAGTTTATTAATTCCTTTATCAATTTAGTATTAATTTTTTTAACCTTAAATTATTTATTATGCTTACTTATTTTTTTAACATTGAACTTGTATCTATCAATCCGTCTTCTGAAAACGGAAATGTTGATATTGACACGGATACCGTGGAAATAAAAGCAGTTGATGAAAAAATAGCTGAAGAGCTATTAAGAGACAAGTTCAACATTTCTTCAGAATTCTTTAGTCAATCTGTCCACAGATTAGAATTTATTGGAACTCTTGAAGACGAAACCTTTTAGGTTAAGAACCCCGAAACAGAAATATCTGTTAGGGGTTCTTTATAATTTATTATTATCCTTTTTTATATTGGTATTTTATTCTTAATCATTAAAACAATTTGTTATGTTAACAAACAAAATCTCTCTTGAAGCCCTAAAACTTGCAGGCTTTAAGAACCCAACTGCCATTGCAGAAATTATTTCTTATGTTCCAAACCCGAATGTAGCTTTAGAAATGCTATTAGGTATTCACGAACCACTTAGTGTTGATTATGCTAATAGGTTCAGAAGTTACAGGAACAGCAACTACAATGACCTTGTAGAAATCATTAGCTATGATGAGTTAGCCAATAAGATTATGTACAAGAAGTACACTCAGAAAACTCAGCAGTTATGGTTTGTTACAGCAGAAGATTACAAAAACCAAGTTAACGGTTTAGCTGTTAGACCTGTCACTTACCACGATTACAGGTATGTACCAACAACAGGCTTCACTGAAACAGAACAATCTGATAACATTGACAGCTTTGGTTGGACTACACTAATCTCTAACCAAGATGCATTTGATATGCTAACACGTTGGGAAAATTGGGAAGTATTCAGAATTAAAGAGGAAGAAGTTCCTGATAATTTTGAAATGATGGCTTAATTATTTGAAGAACCTTACAGAAATGTAGGGTTCTTTTTTTACCAAGTTTATTATTCTTCCATTCGGCAAGCCGAAACACCTTTATAAAATTAGCAGTAATATATATATGCTGCTTTTTATTAATTCCAATGTATAATATCCTTTATTAAATTAGTATTTTTATTTTTTATTTTTTAACACTTAAACTCTATTAAAAATGAGCAGTTCAAAATTAACAATCGTTTCAGTTGACAATTTTTGTCAGCAAATGGGTAACACCGAGTATGTAATTTTTACTTGTCTTACAGACAAACAACAAGAACTTTCTGTTGCCGTAAGTTACAATGCATTACTAAGCCGTGGTGTAAAAATTGATTTAATAGACAGTATTATTGGTAGCACCTTAATAGCTAACGATGATACTAATATTAAAACATTAGAATTCATTACAGGTACAGATAGAGTGCAAGGTATTGTTGACGGCACTCTAATCAACAATGATCCCGACAGTAAAAGGTTTGGGGAACCTATTACAATTTTATTGCTTAATAAAGCAAATTCTACTTTGATAAAGTGTTCCACCTATATGGCAGACACTAAGGATTTAGTCTCTACCACACAGGCTAAAGTCATTGTAGAACAAACTAAAGAAAAAGTCCTAAATGCTGAGAGAAGAAAGCACGATAGACTAAGAGCAAGAGCTTCAGCCACTCCTGTTGTACTTACAGAAAAAGTTAAAGACGCTGAACTTGAAACAAACGACTTACCGTTTGAAGATTAATGTATTCAATGCCTATCACTCTAACAAAGTGGTAGGCATTTTATATTTAATACAGCACACAGAAAGTTCTTTGAACTTACGGACAGCCTTTCAGGCTTCTACCAAGAGAGTACGTGTGCCGTGTGTTGTGTATAGTGTTCCACGTGAAACATATATCAGAAGGTGTTAGCATAAGCAAAGTGTGGAAACTGGATAGTTTGTGGACATAACATCTTCTTTTTTTATTAATCAAACCTTTGTAACTAATTAATAATCAAGGGAGTGTGTAAAAGCCAGGCAACACACAGCCTATAACATCATCTAAACAGCTATTGACTATTCTATATAATAACATACGGATTAAATAGCTATAATGCACCACAACTCACTTCCCAAGGCATAGCAATTGTAAT